AAAGAAAAAGATTTGGATTATATTCCCTGTATATCCTCAGTCTTTAGAATCTTGGTTAAATTTAAAGTCTTTGATTAGACAACTTCCAGAGGATTATTACGAGATAAGAGAAGTAGAAAAAAGAATAGTATTAAAAAATGGTGGATCTATACAAATCAAATCAGCTAATAAACCTGAAACTCTTAGAGGTGCTGGAGGTATTAATCTTATTATCTTTGACGAGGCAGCGTATCAAGAAAAGGAAACTTGGGAGACAGTACGTCCAATACTCTCAGACTCATTAGGAAAAGCATTGTTTATCTCTACTCCGAATGGGATAAATTGGTTCTATGAATTATTTGAAACTGCAAAACAGAGAAAAGATTGGAAGATTTTCCATTATACTACAGCAGAGTCTCCTCGAGTTAATATGGAAGAACTCGAACAGGCTAAACAAGAATTAGGATCTTTAGTTTATGCTCAGGAATTTCTAGCAGAGTTTACCGAAGTGGGACACATGTTTAAAAGAGAGTGGTTTAAATACTTTGATCGTATAGATGGAGAAGATCCAGAATATATCTTAGATGGACAAATTTATAAACATTCTGATTTATCAATCTTCGGATGTATGGACACTGCATTAAGTATTAAGGAGACTGCAGATTATTCGGTAATAATTACCGTTGGATCTACAACTGATGGTAAATTATTAGTATTGGATGTATTTCGAGATCGATTAGAGGCTCCTGAGTTACTCCCAAAAATAGAGTTGATGATAAATAAATATAATATGTCTTGGCTGGGAGTTGAGGATTCCTCGTTCGGTCTAGGTATTATTCAGATGGCAAGGAGACAGGGACTTCCAATTAAAAATTTAAAAGCTGATAAGAGTAAAACAGCAAGAGCAGTTCCTGCTGCAGCTGGAATAGAAAACGGTTCTATATGGTTTTTGAAAAACGCAAAATGGCTGATAGAATTTGAGAGAGAACTTACGTCATTCCCTAGTAGTGGCAGTCATGACGATCAAGTCGATGCATTGAGTTATGCTGCAAGATTTGGAATAGTAAGGAGAACGAATTGGAGTGTAACTTAATTGGGTATTAGAGACAACATAAAGAATTTATTTAATTCAGAACAAGTAGAAGAAAAGACATACGGAAACTTCCCAAATAGTCAGATTGTATTCCCGTTCAATAGCGATATTGGATTTTTCTCTGGTACTAATCAGATGTCTCCAGAGGGTAACTCTGCAGCATTAGCCTGTTTAAACGTACTAGGAACTGCATTCTCTGAACCTCCGTTAGAAGTATTTCAAGCAAAACAAGAGGGAGAAGAGAAGATCTTAAATCATCCTGCTAGTATGTTGATGAAAAAACCATCTCCGTATCTATCAGGGAACTTATTAAATCAATATATAATTAGTTCCATATCTGTTGCAGGAGATTCATTCATATTGAAACTTCGTAACGATTCTGGACAAGTTGTACAGCTATATCCTCTTATTCCAGATCAGGTAGATGTAAAAGGAAACTCAGAAGAGTTAATTACTCATTATGAATACAAACAAAAAGGACAAACTCTTCACATAAAAAGAGAAGATATGATCCATCTAAGAGAAAAGATAGATCCTAGAAATCACAGAAGAGGACTTGCTCCTCTTAGATCAGTATTAGTAGAAGTATTGGGAGATGCAGCAGCAAGTCAAATGGCAGCTGCTCTTGTAAAAAATATGGGAGTTCCAGGCGTCGTTATATCTCCAAAGAATGATCTCTCCATGACAAGTGATGAGGCAGAAAATATAGCCGAAGTATTTGGACGAAGATTCGGAGGAGAGAATAGAGGTCGTCCTCTAGTTATATCTGGAGGAGAAGTTGATATCCAGACTTTATCTTTTACACCTAGAGATTTAGAGATCGGTAAATTACGACACGTAAACGAAGAGAGAATATCTGCAGTTCTTGGAGTGCCTGCAATACTTGCTGGACTCGGTTCTGGATTAGCTAACGCAACCTACTCAAATGCAAAAGAATTGAGAGAGTTCTTTACAGAACAAAAACTAATCCCTATGTGGAAGAATGTCTCTAACGATCTAACAAATCAGTTATTATTAGAAGATTTCGAAGATGATAATTCTTACAGTTTTAAATATGATCTATCAGACGTAAGAGCACTATCACAAGACGAAGATGCAGAAATGCAGAGAGTCGTACAGGGTTTAAATGCAGGTTTTATAACAGTAGCAGAGGCTAGAAAAGCAACAGGATTCAACTCAGACAATCCAAACATGGACGTTTATTTAAGAGGATTGACTCAAGTAGAAGTCCCTGCCGATGGCTCAGACGTAAGAATTTTCTCTGGACAAGTACCTACAGGAGATCCCGTATTACCTACTCCAAATAAAACAATAAAAGAATTGGAAATATTAGATTTAGAAAAAAAAATTATCATAGAACAAGATAATCAATATTGTGTATATTCAGAAGATAGATCTCGTAGTTTTGGATGTTACGATACCAGAGAAGAGGCAGAACAAAGATTAGCACAAATAGAGGGATATTCTGAAGATGATAAATACGGAAAACCTAAAAAACCTCGTAGAAGAAAAAAGGCTATAGATAATGTCCCATCTTATATACAAAAGAATGCAGAACGAGGACTCGAATTACTAGAGTTCGCTGGATCGGGATTGACAGATAAAACAAAACGAGAAGCTAGAGAAATGGCTAAAGGGAATATATCAGATGATAAAGTCGTCAGAATGGCCGCATGGTTCGCTCGTCATGTCTCAGATCTTGACTCAGAAGAAGCTAGGGATTATCTATCAGGAAAAGGAGATATTTCTGCAGGTCAGGTGGCATGGTTATTATGGGGCGGAGATTTAGATAATGAAAACAAACTCAGAGCTATGAAGTGGGCTGAGAGAGAAGTAGAGAAATTAGAAGAAAAATCAATAGATCTTTACGGATGGGAAGAACCTACTACTAAATTTCTTGGACTACCAACAGTAAAACAATATAAAACAAAAGACGAAAAGTATAAGTATTGGAAGAGTGTTGATGATCTTCGTATTCGTTGGGAGGATCTCATAACTAAAGTTTATGGAAAAGAACTTAACAGACAAAAGAGAGAAGTATTGAAAGCATTAGAGGGATCTCAAGACGTCAAAACTTTTGAAACTAATACAGACATAGTCTTAGAAAATTCTAAATTTGATAAGGAATTATTACCTCTTTACTACTCTCTAGGAGATGACTTCTCTGTAAGAACTTATGACAATCTATTCCCTCAAGATAACAACTTTAAGGCAGCTAGTGAGGGAGATCTAGGAGTAAGAATACAAGAAGAAGAGGCAATAGAGACAGTATTTACAACATTATCAGGATTGTTATCAGAGGGACGTACTCTCAAAAAAGTTGTAGAAGATGGATTCTATAGAGGTCAAAGAGAAGTACCAAAAGCAGTTGGATCACTATTTCAAGACGGACAAGCAGCAGGATTCTTACAGGAAAACAGTAAAAACGTAATGAATGATCTCAATACAACTACTAAGAAAAGAATATCTAAAGTCGTAGCAGATACATTAAAAGAGTTTGAAGATCTAGGAATAGTTAATCCTGTAAAAGGCAGTCCAGAGGGAGATAGATTCTTTAAACAATTATCAAAGAATATTAATAACATTTTAGGAGGACAATCACTTACAAGAGCAAGAGTTATAGCTAGAACAGAAGTGTTAAAAGCTAGTTCATGGTCTCAACAAAGAGCAGCTAAATCTACAGGTAAAACCTTAGAAAAAGAATGGCTATCACAAAGAGATGATCGAGTAAGAGAGTCTCATTTTATATTAGATAATCAAAGAGTTCCTGCAGATAGTTTTTATCTGTATAATGGAATTAAGTTAGATCATCCAGGCGATCCAAAAGCTCCTGCTGGTTTAATTGTAAATTGTAGATGTACAGAGATGTTTATAGAGGTAATAGATGAGTAATGAAGTAAAACGTCCAGAGGATTTAGTATATAAAAAATCTCCGATTGAACTCAAAGAGGAGGGAGATACTAGATACTTAGAGGCTGTATTTTCTTTATTTGATACAATCGATTCGGATCAAGATGTTACTAAGCAAGGAGCATTAAGATCAGGATATACAGGGAATAAAGTCCCTCTAGTCTGGAATCATGATTGGTCAAAGGTAATCGGTCGAGGAGTAATTGAAACTGATAATCAAAAAGCAGTTTTTAAAGGGTATTTTTTAAATACTGAATCTGGCAAAGAAGCTTACGAAACTGTAAAACAAATGCAAGATATGCAACAATTCTCTTACGGTTTTCAAGTATTAGATTCCGAAAAAGGAACTCACATAGATTCAAAAGGACAAGAAGTTCCCGTCCGTATTCTTAAAGATGTTAAAGTATGGGAGGTCTCTCCTGTATTAGTAGGAGCACAACAAAACTCATTCGTACAAGCATTAAAATCAGGTTTAGAACAATTAGAAGAAAAAGAATCTTTAGGCGACGATATGTACACTACTCAACAAGAGGCAGCAGAACGTGCTAAAGAATTAGGATGTGAGGGAACTCATACACACGACAAAGACGGACAAACAGTATATATGCCGTGTGCTACTCATAATGAATATGTAAACAAAACCTCAGATCAACAAGAAGAATTACAGATTTCTAGTACTTCCCAACAGGGTAAGAGACTAGATGAAGAAGCTTTATCTTCACTTGAGGAGATTAAAGCATTTACAGAGAGAATAGAAGATCTTGCTCTTCTACGAAACTCAGAAAAAAAGACATTGAGTTCAAAGTCAACTGATTTGATTGACAAGTACTTAGAGGGATTGACTTTAGTTTTTAACAAACTAGACGATATTCTTAATAAGTATGGATATGATCCGATCAAAGATAATGAACTCTTTATAGAAGTTCAAAAGAACTTATCAAATATAGGAGAATAAATCTAATGGCAACATTAAAAGAAATGAGAGCTGAAAAGGCTCAAAAATCTGAAGATCTTGCACAAATATTTGATTCTGTAAAAGATATGTCCGACTTGTCCTCAGATCAAAAAGAGGAAATCAAGAAAAGAAATGACGAATTAGCTGAATTAGGTTCTAAAATTAGTGAATTATCAGAACTTGAAGAAGTTAAAAAGTCAAACAAAGAAGAGATCGAAAACTCTAAAAAAGTCTCTGGAGTCTCTGTATATGGAGAACCTCAAGACGAAGAAAGAAAATCTCTTGGACAACAATTTTTGGAATCAAAAGCTTATAGCAGTTTTGTGGATCACGGTATCAAAAATATTCCTATGGAAACTAAAACAACTGTTACAACTTCCGTATGGACTAGAGACACCATCTATCAACAGGTTATCCCTGCGATAGAACCAGATCCAAATCCTGTTTTAGATCTTGTAGATTCAATTAATACCGATCAAACAACTTACTATTTCCTCAGAGAAACAGCAACAAATAACGCTGCTGAAAAAGCTGAGGGAACTGCTGCACCAGAAGATGCATTCAGTTATACAGCTGTTACTGCACCTGTAGCTAAGTTCATAACAACACTCCCAATCACTGCGGAATTGTTAGAGGATCAAGCTGGAGCACGTGCATACTTTGACGGTAGATTAGCAAATCACGTACTACAAAGACTCGAAAAAGAGTTTATCGGTGGTAATGGTACAAGCCCTAATATTCAGGGATTGTTAGGTACAACTAACATTAATCAAGTGATCTATAATGCTACAAACTTCCCTGCAAACGTAGGTGGAAAACTAAGATCTATCTTAGAGGGTATTAAAGACATTGAAGAAAACGGTAAATTATTCCCAGACGCTATGATTATGAGCCCAGGCGCATATGAGGCATTAGCTGGACAAGTTGACGGAAATAATAACTTTATGTTAGGTGCCGCTGCACAATCTGGAAGTCCTACAATCTGGGGCGTTCCTGTTGTTAAATCAACTCAAATCGGAACTTCACAATCTCAAAATGCTGATGTAATTATCGGTAAATTTGGAGGTGGACTTGCAGTTAATCACGTATTCAGACGAGGAATGGAATTACAAATTTCTGACTCTGCTGCTGATGGAGACTTCGGTAAGGATATCCTTACTGTTAAAGCATCTCTACGTTATGCAAGTGCAGTCTATAAACCGCAAGCTTTTACAAAAGTCGAGGGTATAGAATAAAAATTATGGATAGTCAGAACCAACGGTATGTTATGACAACGAGCATCGTTGGTTCTGCATTCCATACAGGAGGAGACAATTTGAAATTAGTAGAAAAAGAATCACAAAAAGTCTGGAAGTGTAATAGAACTAAAAAATATGCACAGGGAGAAAACTCTCCGTTCGTAAGTTCAATACTTATTGCAGGTATGGGAGATCCTATTCCAGATGTTAAATTAGAAAAAGTTACAAAAAAAGCAGTTAAAAAAGTAGAAAACAAAGCTGTTAAACCAGAAGAAAACAAGTAATTAAAAAATGGCACATGAGCAATATTGTGATAAGGGAGACGTCAAAACTTGGTTAGGTATCACGGGTACTGCACAAGATACAAATATAGACATCTCAATAGATGCTGCATCTAGAGCAATTGATGAATATTGCAACCGTGTATTTTTTCAGACAGAGACAACACAAACTCGTTATTATGATTGTGAGTTCGCAGATCTTGTTTATGTTGATGACATTGCAACAACAACTGATCTAGTAGTTACGACATTAAACGAGGATGGGACAGACGATCAAACTTTAGTATTAAACACGGATTTTTATTTATATCCGTTGAATGCTGGATCTGTTCATCCCTATATGCCGTTCTATAAAATAGTTATGGCTATAGAGAATGGAGGTAAAATACTCCAGACTCATTATCCTAGATCATTAAAAGTTACTGCAACGTTCGGATTTCCTACTCAACATGGGGCATCTGATTCAATACCAGAGGCAATAAAACAAGCAGCATTAATTCAATCATCTAGATTTTTTCAAAGAAAGCAAAGCCCTATGGGATTTTCTGGTAATCCTGAGACAGGCGAAGCTCCAATAATGTTTTTATCTAAATTAGATCCAGATGTAAGAACTTTAATTAATCCGTTCAAGAGATCTACAACAGTTCTTGCAAGTGGTCGTCCATACGTTGGCCTCACAGCCATAAACAATAATCGTCAGTATGGACTATGAAATTAACTCTTAAGGGAGCATTAGATCTATCAAGATCAATAAACGGTCAAACAATATGGAATAAAAGATCTACAGACTTTTTTAATGAATTAGCCTTAGAAGTTAAAGAAGAGTCTTTAGATGTTTTAGGAAATAAACCATCTCCCAGATCTCAATCTGGACGAGGTAATAAAAATACAGGAACTTTAAGACGGTCTATATTTGTATCTAAAATACAAAACACAAATAGATTAAGAATGTCAGAGGGATTTAAAATTGCCTCTACTGCAAAACATGCACCATACGTACATGGTAAACCTATTATGAGATCTTTTACTCCTGTAAAAAGAACACGTCCGTTCTTCCCTCCATATAAAAAAGGATCAGATCTTTATAAGTGGGCTAATAGAGGTACTCCAAAGATGAATGCATTTCTTGTAGCTAGGAAGATATCTCAAAGAGGTTTAAAAATGAAGCCATTTCTTGGCGGTATTATATACGAAAAACAAGAGGAAATTAAAGCAAGAGGGACTCGAATGTTACAATTAATTGCAGAAGATATTGCAAGGAGTGTTAAGTAATGGCAAGTTTTTCAAGTATAAGAGATGGACTTAAAACTAATTTAGAGACTATCGTAGGTTTAACGGCCTCTGATATAGTTCCAGATTATATAGTTCCTCCTATTGCATTAATAGCTCCCTTAAATCAGTTGACATACGATACAACGATGGGACGAGGTGCTGATACTTATTCTATCCCTGTAGTTGTCTATATAAACAGAATGGACGCTCAGACAAGTCAGGATGAAGTAGATGCATATTTAGCTGGATCTGGTTCACAATCTATCAAAGCAGCGATAGAGAGTGATCCTACGTTGAATGGTGCGGCAATGTCTGTTAAAGTAGTAAATGCAACGGATTACGGAGAGTATGAAGTAAATCAGGGAACTTCTTATTTGGGAGTTACCTTTAACATAGAGGTTATAGCATGAAAATTAAAATATTAAAAGGATCTAATTTTCCAGATAAAGACGGAAAAGAGATCAGAGTTGAAGAGGGTAAAGTCTTAGATTTACCAGATAAAATTGCTAAGAGTTTGATTAAGAATAATGCAGCAATTAAGTTTGATAGTAAGATGGTTAAAGAAGAGGAAGAATAAATGCCAACTTTTACACATGGAAAAAATGCAGTAGTTTTATTAGATAATACTAATCTTACAACTACTCTTACAGATTTATCATTATCTCTTACTTCAGATGTAAGCGAGACAAGTACTTTTAATTCAACGAGTAAAACTTTTGTAAGTGGACTCAAAGACGGAACGGCAACATTAAGCGGCTATTATGAATCCTCTGATCCAGACGCAGACGCTGAATACCTTGCTCAACTAGGAGGATCTGGATCAGGGTTTTCAATAGCAAATATAGGATATACAAGAGGGAATCCTGTATCTTTTGGAACTACTTTAGAGACTTCCTACGATAGATCTGCAGACGTAAACTCAGTCGTCTCAGTTGCTATTGCATTTCAATTTACAGGAGACTCGTATAATGGTAAAAGTTTATTAGAACCAACAACTAAAACCTCTACAAGTACAGAGACTTCCGTTGACTTTGGTTCTGCTGGATCTAATGGAGGAGCAGCTATTCTTCATGTAACAAACTCCTCAGGCACAGGACAAACTCTTGATGCAAAGATTCAAACTTCTACTGATAATATTTCGTTTTCAGATTATATTACTTTTACACAAGTAACAACGTCTGGAACAAGTGAAATACAAACAAGTGCATCCGCACCAGCTAGGTATGCAAGATGTGTTCTTACAATTGCAGGAACTACTCCAAGCTATACAGTTGCAATCGGATTCGCTCAAACATAGGAAAGGAAAAGAATGCCAACATTTACACACGGTAAAAACGCAGTATTCTCGATTGACGATTCTGGAGGAACTCTTAGAGATATCTCTAATACTCTTACAGACGTATCAGTCTCACGAACAGCAGACGTAGCGGAGGTAAGCGCCTTCAGTAATTCGTCTAAAGCATTCGTGGCGGGCCTTAAAGACTCGACAATTACTATCAGCGGTAGTTTTGACACTACTGTAGATGGTTATCTCTCAGGGATCGTAGGATCAGAGGGATCATTCGAATTTGGGCCAATCGGATCAACTTCTGGTAATCCTAAAGCATCTGGAGAGGCTATCTGTACAGGATACGATAGATCTGCAGACGTTACAGGAGCAGCAAGTTTTACTGCAAGTTTTCAGGTATCTGGAGACGTTACAGAAGGCACCTACTAATATTTAATTAGGAGGTCGTTTTGAAAAGATTAAAATTAGAAGATTTATCGAATGCACCTGATTTACCTACTAAAGAGGTAGAAATACCAGAGTGGAATAAATCAGTTATTGTACAGGGTTTATCTAAAAAAGATTCAGTTCATATAAATAAATTAGCTAATGTTGATGGAGATCAAAGAGATGATGTATTGTTTGAGAAATTACTTATTCAATATGGAGTTATTGATCCAGATTTAGAAGATTTAGATCAAGTAGAGAAATTTTATGAAGTCTCTACTCCTATGATTATAGATCGAATATTAATAGCTATTTATAAGTGTATGGCATGGACTAAGGAGGATCAGCGAGAAATCGCGGATCAATTTCCGAAATAGAGACGAGATCTGGTTTGAATTTACTCTAGCTGAAAAACTAGGGATGACGGTCGATAAATTAAGAAAATCTATGAGCGTTTCAGAATTTGAATCTTGGAAACTATACTATTTAAATAAGCAAGTAGAAGAACAGAAAGCTATTACAGAAGCTAAAGCTCGTTCTAAATTGAGGAGATAAATTGGCAAGTGCTACTTTAGAATTATTCATTAAAGCAGTCGGAGTGAACCGTCTCTCTAGAGACATGGATAAAGCATCTAAAGAAGTAGATCAACTTGCTGATGAAGTCAAGAAAGCTGATAAAGAGGGTAAAGAGTTCGCAAAGACTCTTAAAAGATTTGGATCTATTGCTGGAGGTGCATTCTTAGTAAAACAACTTGTAGATTTTTCTGCAGCAGCCTTAGAATCAGCAGTCTCCGCAGAAGAGGCAGGGGCAGCATTTGATACTACATTCGGAGATGCTGCAGCTAGAGCAAGTAAGGAACTCGAGAATTTCGCTAATAAAGCAGGACTTACTGTTGCAGAGGCAAAACAATTAAACGCGACTTTAGGTGCTGTTGCTCAGGGTATAGGTTTTACTCAGGGAGAATCTGCAGATCTTGCAGTTCAATTAACAAAGATTGCAGCGGACGTTGCATCTTTTTCAAATATCAGCGCCGGCGCCGAGCCTGTACTAAATGCATTCCGATCTGCGTTGGTCGGAGAGAGGGAAGCTCTTAAAACTTATGGTATTGCAATTACTGAGGCTGAAGTACAAACAGAGGCATTTATCCTTACAGGAAAAGAGAGTGCAGATTTACTAACCAGACAAGAGAAGGCATTAGCTACATTAAATCTTATACAACAAAAAGCAGCTGTTCAGATTGGAGATCTTGAGAGAACTTCTGCATCGTTCGCAAACCAACAGAGATTATTAAACGCTGAGTTAAGAGAGACTAGACAAGAAATCGGAGAAGAGTTGATCCCTGTTGCAGCAGAACTACTTCCCGTATTTAGAGAGTTCGCTTTAGAAGTAGGGCCTTTATTAATAGAGGGATTCGCTGGTTTATCTGAAGCTATTGGCAATGTTGTTTTAGGAACTAAACAATTTTATCGACTTGGATTCATAGATCGACTAAAAGCTCAGGGTAAAAGTCTTGGAGAACTTGCAGACGATTATAGGGAATATTTAAAGATTGTAGATCGTACGAATGATAGATTAATAGTACAAACAGTACAACAAGCATATTTGACTAGAGAACAAACTAAATTTAGGAATACTTTTTCTTCTTTAATACCGTCTCAAAAGAAATACAACGAATTATTAAAAAAGGAAACTCTTCCATTTTTGACACAACTTACAAAACTTTTAGGAGTAACAAATACTGAAACTGAACGTTTAGAAGATCTTCAGAAAACAAGAGAAGATGCACAATCAGAGTTAAATAAAGCTTTAGAAGAAGAGGGATTAATATCAGCTCAAGAAGCTCTAAGAAAAAAAGAATTACAACAACAGATTAGAGAACTTACATTCTTCCAAAGTCAAGGCAAAGATGTAACAGCAGAATTAGCAGTAGCTCAAGAAGAATTAAGATTAATAGAATTAGCATTAACAAGAGAATCAGATCAATTAATACAAGCTAGAAAAAACGTACAAGAGGCTGAAAAAGATTTAGAGAGAGAGTTTAACAATACCTCCAATTCAATTAATAAACAGTTTGAAGATCTTCAATTACTACAAGATTTTATGAACTTCTTCTCAACTGAAGATTTTAGATCAGAATTACAAGAGGCAGCCGAGACATTAAATATAAGTTTTGATGATGCATTTAATAATGTATATGCAGCATATTTAAATTTATTAGAAAAAGTAAAAGGAAAACCGTTATCGGAGATTATAGCTGAATCTTTAGAGGGAGCTATTATGCCAGATTTTTCTAAAATGACTAAAGAAGATGAAAAAGAATTAAGCGATATATTTAAAGAATCATTTAAAAAAGGAGATAAAGAATTACCGTTTACTGTATCTGGTGGAGGTGGCGGAGGTGGTAAATTTTTCCAAAGTGCTCAACCATTCAGAGTAGATACAGGAGGAGGATTCAGTTTTGAATCTGATGTAGAACAAGCTATAGGAAAACAATTTGGAGTTACTCCTGTAAAAGTAGAACTAGAACTCAAAGACGATGCAGCAGATTTATTTCAAGCAGTCAATACACGTATTCAACAACAGGGTAAAACTTTTATAATCTGATGTCAGTCCCATTCGATACTAATGTAGATCTAATTACAGAGATAGCGTTTGATTCTAATCCTCTAGATTCTACTCAGACGTTTACTGATGTCTCTGATTATCTAAGATCTTTTGAAATAGTAAGAGGAAGAAATTCCAACTTAGACACTTTTCAAACAGGGACGGCATCTGTAGTTTTAGACAATAGAGATAATAGATTTTCTCCTAATCAAACTACACATTATTACGATTCAACAAACAACAGATCTAAGATACAACCATTAAAGAGAATAAGAATTAAAGCTGTTTACGATTCTACGACATACATTATATTTCATGGATTTGTTGAGAGTTTTCCTGTAAATTATGCAGGACAGGGATCAGACTCTACAACTAAATTAAGATGTGTTGATCTCTTTAAATTACTATTTAATGCTAATTTAAATAATGTAGGATGGAATCTAGGAGTTAGCAAATTGGGAATCGCTACAAGATTATCACTTACACAACAACAAGAATTATCATCCGTAAGAGTAAAAAATATATTAGATTCTTTTAATTATACAAATCAGGATATCTCTACAGGTCAATTAGAGGTACAAGTACAATCAGAATCAGATAATTTATTACAAGCTATTCGTAAAAACGAAGAGGCAGAAAACGGTACTTTTTTTATAGCAGCAGATGGAGATGCAACATTTAGGGATCGAAATTATCGTTTAACGAATACAACGACTCCAGATGCAACATTCGGTCAGGGAGTAGGAGAACTTCCTTATTCTGATATAGTAACTACTTTTGACGATGATAAGATCATAAATACTGTACAGATCACAAGATCAGGAGGAACTACTCAAACTGCTATTTCTAATGAGTCTGTAGAACGTTTTGGAACTCATTCTCTCACGAAATCAGGTACTTTAAACGTTAATGACTCAGACACCTCCTCAATAGCAGGTCAAATCGTAGTATCTAACGACATACCTCAAACACAAATTACACAATTAATCTTCCGTCCTCGTCAAGATGTTAACTTATGGACGAAAGCTCTAGGATTAGATATAGGATCATTCGTAGAGGCTAAAGTAACAACTCCTAGTAATGATGTAGAGTCTTATGATTTGTTTATAGAAAAAATAAGACATAAAGTAGATGCATCTAATGGAGTCTGGACATGGACTATAGGGCTATCTCCAGCTGAGACGGGAGCTTGGATCTTGGGAGTAAATAGATTAGGAATCGACACAAATCTGAGTTATACTTAGGAAAAAAAGGAGTTTATTAATGGCTGCAGGCAGCTGGTTTGATTGGACTACAGGAGATCTCGTTACTGAGTCCAGATTTCAAGACATTCAGGATAGTTTAGTTTTTATATTTAGTAGTGAAGCTGCTGCTAATACTGCTCTTACTAATAAAGTTGCTGGGACTATATTTTACGACACAACAGCAAACGTCATAAAAGCGTGGAATGGGAGCAGCTGGATATCAGCAGAGACAGGAGATATCGAGGGAGTAACTGCCGGCACAAATTTAAACGGAGGTGGCACTTCTGGAACTGTAACAATTAATTTAGATTCGACTGTATCTGGAATATCGATACAAGATTATGCAGAAGTTGATCAATCTCTTACGAGTTCCTCAGGAGTTTTATCAATAGATCTTAATTCAGGAAATACAGGAACGATAACATTATCAGAAAATATTACAGACATAGACTTTACAAATGTGCCAACAAATGGCGTCTCTACTTTTACTCTACAAATTACACAAGATAGTACTGCGAGAACAGTTGCTATTAATGCAGTTACGGTAAACTCTGGATCAGATGTTACTGCAAAAACAGCTGGAGGATCAGGATATACAGTATCTACGGGATCTGGTGCAATTGATTTGATTACTTTTCTTTTTGTAGATGCTGGAACTCCATTATTAAACGTATTACAAGATTTTAGTTAGGAGGTTAAAGTGCCTTTAGGTGCAGCAAGATTCGGACTACAAGCTGGAGACACTACTGTAGAAGTTAGTTATTTAGTACTTGCAGGAGGTGCTGGCGGTGGTTTTGATGGAGGCGGCGGAGGTGGTGCTGGTGGCTATCGTAATTCTTTTTCTACTGAAACGTCTGGAAGAAATTCATCTACAGAAACTCCATTAACTTTAGATAAGAATACTACTTATACCGTTACTATAGGTGGCGGCGGAGGTGGATCATTTAATACAGCCGTTAGAGGAGGTGCTGGAGGTAATTCTACATTCGCTACAGTAACTTCAACAGGTGGCGGCGGTGGGGGCGGCTATAACGCTGCAAATGGAGGCTCTGGCGGATGTGGCGGCGGCGGTGGCGAATATCAAAACGGTGCTGGCGGTAGTGGTACTGCTAATCAAGGCGGGAACGGTTCTAATGTTCCAAACGATGCTCAGGCTGGTGGCGGTGGTGGAGTTGGTCATACAACTTTATCAAGTGCTAATGGTGGTAATGGATTATCTTCATCTATAACAGGATCTGCAGTTACACGTGGCGGCGGTGGTGGTGCAGGTTATTCAATTACAAGATATGGAGGCGGTGGCGGTCAGGGTAGTGGAGGCTCTGGCGGTGGAGGGCAAGGCGGACTAGATGAAACAGACAACGGTAATGCAGGTACAACTAACAAAGGCGCTGGCGGTGGTGGTGGCACTTCGTATGATGGAGTCGGAAATAGTGGCGGCGGCAATGGTGGATCTGGAGTAGTGATTTTAAGATATCCTAATACAGTTTCAATTACTACTAGCAATCTCACAACAGGAGGAGAGCAGACTGTAGGATCTGATAAATATATAGTAATAACAGCAGGAACTGCTGGCACAGTTAGTTGGTCATAATGGCTCATTATGCATTTTTAGACGAAAATAATATAGTGGTCAATGTAACTGTTGGTATGGACGAAGATAATATTTCTGATCTTCCAGAGGGTTATACTTCATGGGAAGATTATTACACCGACATAATAGGACAAACTTGTAAGAGAACTTCATATAATACAGTTGGTAATGCTCATACAGACGGAGGGACAGCATTCAGAGGTAATTATGCATCTATTGGCTCTGTTTACGATGAAAATAATGACGTTTTTTACGCACAAAATCCTAGCACAGATACAATTAGTTTTACATTGAATACTAGTACTTGGATTTGGGAAATGGACGAGGAGTAGTTCAATAAAATAAAAGGCGGTAAAATGAAAAAAATAGTTTGGACGAACAAAATTCAGGAGATACATGATACTCCAGAATTACATATACAACCAACGAGAAATTATATTCCTAATTGGTATAAAAACATTAAAATTTATGATGGATATAAGTTTATTAATAGAATAAGGACTGTTAAAACTTGTCCATCTTTTTCAGATATATTTAATGAGGGTTTTGTAATGTTGAGTCCTGTAGATATTTATATAGATGTAAAAAAGGATCATTACGAGTGGAAAATACCGAGTTCATATTTTACTATTGAAGATCATCCAAAAGAACAATTCTTAAAATATGCTAACATTCCAAACGCTAAGTATGTTTTAAAATTTATAAGTGGATGGAATTGTATTTCTCCGAATGGATATAGTTTAAGGCAATTACCTATGTTTTATGATGAACAATCAGATTTTTTTGTACCTTATGGAGTTGTTAAAACAGATTTTTCCCATGAAATAAATCCTCAAATAATAATTAATGGAAAAGTTAAAGAGATATTAATAAAACAGGGAACACCTTTAGCAATGTATATACCTTACAAAAGAAAAGATAACTTAAAACTATCAATAGAGAATTACGATCAACATAAAAGAAAAATTAAACAATCTAGTTTTTATACTAGTGGATCAACGTTTAGAAGTAATTATCATAAATATAAGAATTAAAGGGAATAGTTAAGTTTACCGCCGTCTTTCAAACTTGATTATTCCCTGTTTTTACTTGTTATAATAAAATTGTATTATAAAATTATTAAACAGGGTTTTATATGTCAGAATTAGAAAAATTTATAGGAGATCGTAAAACAGGGAGTTTTACTTCTTTTAGACACTTTTCAAAAGATCCAAAGAAAAGACAAATAATAATAGATGTAGCTAAAGAAGCAGAAGAAAAAAATATATCAGATACAGCTGCAGCAGAATTTATTGTCCAACATTATGAAGAGTTTAATCATCTCTCTCCTCATACTGTAAGAAGATACTTCCACGACTACAGGGCAGGACTTTTTGTCTGATCTAGATAAGTTCATGGAGACTCGATCTTCAAAACCTACACACAAAAAAAGAAAAACCGCACCTCCAGATTTTCAATCAGGGATCTATTATTCAGAAAAAACAGGATCAGGAGAGATAGTATCTGAACCTCAAAAAACTAATAGTATAGATTGGGACGAACAGTTAAAAAATTATTTCGGAGATGATTACACTAAATATCAAGTAATTCCAGGCACAGCAGAAATAAGGTTTTGGGATTCTAACGTAGGATCAGGGAACGTAGAACGACTATATTATTTTAAAGCTAAAATACAATCTAGAGAATCTACGATCAAAGATGAAGATTTTAAAAAATTACTTAATGAAGCTAAGAGAATAAAAAAACCTCAAAAACTTAAACTAGATAAAGGTAAAACATTCGTAATTTGTTTAAGTGATTGGCAGATAGGCAAAGAGGGATCAGAAAAAACAATAGATAGATGGATGAAATCTATACCTATACTAAAGGATCAGATTAAGAGTTTAAGAAAATATGAACCTATAAACGAATTGTTTTTAGCTGGTTTGGGCGACATAGTCGAAGGCTGCACAGGGTTTTACGATCAACAAGAATTTACGGTCATGATGGATTATAGACAACAGCAAAAAGTTGCTAGACGTATGGTTCATACAGCTATAAAAGAATTAGCACCATTATTTGATAAAACTACTGTAGCATTTATCGGAGGAAATCACGGCGAACCACGTAAGAATGGACGATCTTTTACTACGTTCGGAGACAATCGCGACGTAATGTTAGCAGAAGAATTAGAGGAAATATTTAAAGAATCAACACTAAAAAATAAAATAGATTTCATTATTCCAGATCAGGATCTTACTTTGACTATTAATGTATCAGACACAATTGTAACTCTAGCACACGGGCACCAGATGAGAACAGGAGGGACTAATTCTCAAGCTAAAGCTAGAACATGGTTATCTAATCAAAGTTTAGCAAGATCAGAAATAGCCGATACAGATGTTTTATTAATGGGGCATTTTCACTTTTTTTCTGCATATTCTGTAGATGGAGACAGATTAATAGCTCAAGCACCGTCTCTGGACTCTGGTTCTGTTTGGTTTGATAACGTTTACGGAGGTCGTAACGGTTCAGGAATCCTTACCTTAGTTTTGGGAGGATCTGAAAAATGGAGTAATCTTAGAGTTATAAGGTAAATTATGAAACTTGAAGTTTTAAGATTTAACAGTTCTGATGATTTTACTACAGGACTATTATTTGACGTTACAGATAACGTACGGTCTTTTCTATGTTATACACTAGAGGACGAATACAGATCTCAAAAAGTTTATGGAGAGACAAGAATCCCTGCTGGAACTTATAAATTAACTCTTCGACAAACAGGCGGATTCCATGAACGATATTCTAAAAAATTTCCAGATATGCATCGAGGTATGATCTATGTAAATAACGTAGAGGGGTTCGAGTGGATTCTTTGGCATATCGGCAATGACGATGACGACACGGCCGGCTGCCTTCTTCTCGGAAAAACTTCTCAAGATGGTTTTATCGGACGATCTACAGACGCTTACAAAGAAGTCTATCCTCCAATTAGAGACGCAATAGAGTCTGGAGAGGACGTATCAGTAGAATATATAGATTATGACGGACAAATAATATCTAATAAATCTAAGGATCACGTAGTCAATATAAATCAAGTTTCATCTAATCAAGAGGAGTTAGTCCAACTCTTAGGAGATGAATTAAAACAAGTCAAAAAAGAACTTAAATCACTAAGACAAACAATACTTTTAAAAGGACTGAATCCTCAATAGAAAAGAGGTTTTGTGAAGTTAAAATGCAATTCATGTAAACAAGTTTTAGAATTAATTAATAATGCATTTGTTTGTATAACAAAAGAATGCAATAATTTTAAAAAAGTACAATCTAAAATAAAAGAGGAGGAATAGTATGTCAGATGAATTAAAAGACATGTTAGAGCGTGCCCTATGGACTTTTATTGAAGCTTTTATAGGAGCTTTGACTATTAGCCCGTTGGTAGGCGTGGACGCAAGTTCACTACAATTAGCAGCAATCGCTGGAGGATCTTCGGCATTATCTGTTGTTAAATCTTACGCAAAAAAACAAGTCAGTAAATAATATGTTATAATTAATCAAGTAATTACTTAATTTTTTTCAGGCAACTGATTAATAGAAAATAAAAAGAGGAGATTCAAATCTCCTCTTTTTTTATTATGGGCAGATCTTGAGTCAGATTATTAATGAATATCAGTACTTCATATACTAAGGGATTAACTCAAGATCTAAAGATATTATATCACATATACGTTGACAAAAAATATTTATTTTTGAATGACAAATTTTTTTATTTATGTAATAATACTTATGGGAGGTTATTAATGAGTAAAAGTAATCATTATGTAAATATCACTACTGAAGAATCTAGGGAAGATGATTCTTCGGTACGTAGTAAATCAGATGTAAGACTAAATCTTTTGGATGGTAAGTTTAAAAGATTATTAGATTTACAGTTTCAATATACAAGTAATACAAACTCTAATCTCAATGTTAAACACGAGATCAGAGATGATGTCTGGAATTTATTTCGTGTCCTAGTTGAATCAGATAATTTCGACAACGACACTAAGACACTAATTACAAGAACACTAAGAAAAGAAATTGAAAGGAGAGTGAGGTTCGTTAAATGATGCCGCAAGAATGGTTCTATCTGTTTTTAATGGTCTATGGATTCATAAGTTTAATGATGACTATTGTTTTTCTTTGGATCTGGATTGATAACAAGATAGATCAAAAAAGAATGAAAGACTTTGATTTCGAAGTCAGACTCCATAGAGGAGATATTTTACATTCTGGAAATATATTCGAAGATGATAAGTGATCTTCGTTATATAAATAATTGTATCGAGTGTCATGTAGAACGAGAGACAACGTTTACTATTGATGGACGTTGTGTAAGTTGTATAAGACATGAAATTGAAGATTTAGTATAGGAGGGAAATAATGAAACCTAAATTTTTAGAAGATTATGTCGGAGTTGATGAGTTAGTCTCTCAGTCCGTCAAAGATTATCCAAACAGTAGATTAGTATCAGAGATCGTTTACTTTGGAGACGATTACGTAGTTTTTAAAACTTCTTTTTATGAAGATAAAACAGACGAATCTCCAAAGGCAGTAAGTCATGCAAAACAAACTGTTAAAGATCATTCGCATTGGTTTGAAATGGCCGAAACTAAATCCGTAGGACGTTGTTTACGTAAGGTTTACGGATCAGAACCAACAAGAGAAGAGATGCAGGGTATTGTCCCTCAAAAAAACGAAAAAGTCCCAGAAAAGCCGCAAAAACAGGGAGTTAAGTACAAATATGAGGGATATCCTAACGAAAAGGGAGAGAAATCTTCTCTAGATAAAAAAGTAGAGGAGTTAGAAAAGGAGGGATTAGTAGAAGATATATCAGATAAAGCTAAAGCTTTACAAAACTCGATTAAAAATTATGCATTAGAGGCAACTAATCAAGATTTAGATAAAGCTAGAGATGTTACTGTTCAAGCTATGGGGCAACTTGGATTAAGT